CGTCTATCAGGATACAACGATGAAGGTGTATTCGGATGGCCTGGGGTTGAGGCATTTGAACTTATCGGTTATGTAAAGGTATCTAACCTTACAGCTGCTAAAGCTTCAAACAAGAGCTTCGACTTAACTGTTCCTTCACCAGATCGCCGTGTAGGTGATCGTGTACGTAATGATCGTACAAGCCTCGTAGTACAAGCTGACGCTGCACGTCCTGCATATGTCTACGGTGCATCCATTGCTGTTGCTCAAGATGTTCCATCTGCTGCACAGGATAGAGCTGGATTCCCTGCTGCTCCTGTAACTGCTGATCTTCTTGGTACCAACACTGAGCTAATTCTTTTCGGACCTGACAATGGCGGCGCACCATTAGGTGTACCAGCTACACAGGCTAATGGACTTTCTGCAGCTACTGCAAGTCTATCCATTGGTGCTTCTGGAATTGCTCAAGGTACTTCTGACACAACAAATGGAAACCTTCCTTTCACAACATCTGTAAGTAGCACTATCGCTAATACCGATTTTGCTAATTCAATGATGTACTTATCTACATCAGATCTTACATTCAAGGTTTACAACGTAAACGCTATTACCAACACAACTGTGTCTGGTGACGGTGTTTATATCAGCCAAGACGATTCTGACGCTGGTCGCGCTGCATACATCGTATGTCGTGTGAACTATCTACGTCCTG